TGCCATATCATAAAAAGAAAAAAATGAAAACTTAAAAAGTAGGAAAAACCAAAAAGAAAAGAATGAAAAGAGGAGCGTATTAAATGAAGAAGTTTGCAAAAAAGATCATCGCAGTATTTATGGGTGAACTTATGGCTAAAATTCAATCAGACACTTTTGAAACGGTACTGGCTAAAAAACTAGCGGGTGTATCTAACATACCAAATATGAATGAAGCAGAAGAAATTTCTTTTTATAAAGACATTGTTGATGCGGTCACTGATTCAGTTGTAGAAGTGATGGGCGGGGAGGCAGACTGAAATGACACATTCAATAGTAACCTTAATAGTAGCATCTTCTTTGCATGGACAACCCCTAGAGGAAAATAAACATCAAGAACAATATGCAATGATGGAAGAGGTTAAAAAGAAAAAGAAGAAAGGTAAAAAGATTGGTGGGTCTAAAGGTAAAAAGTCAAAAAAAGGATTCTTCTCTAAGATTTTTGGCAGTAAATAATCTCTGAGTTGACTGTGAGGTGTGTTGATAGGTAAGTTCTTTATAATGAGGCACTTACCTATCATATTTTTAGGGGTATTATCGTTATTCGCTGCACTTTATTTAGTGACAGATCATGGCACTCTCGTAGAACAAAGCACTCATGTAAAGGATATGGATGGCTATACTTATGTGGTAGACTATAAGGTAACTAGATATGAACAAAAGAAAACAGAAGCAAATCCGAAATTTAATCTCGAATATCCTAATAAAAATCAAAATGCACAGCCAAGAAGCAGAGAATTTGATTTTTGGAACTGGACTGATTGAATCTAATTATGATTATTTAAGACAATGGAATGATGGTGTTGCGTGTTCTTGGTGGCAAATAGAACCAGGAATGACAGGCGCACTAGATAACATTGAAAACTATTTAAAATATAGACCCAAGTTAATTGAAACTTGTTCTCAAGCTGCATTAGTAGACCCTAAGTATTTTTCATCTAATGTCAGTGAAAAAGAAATTGCATTTTTATTAGAAACTAATATTTCCTATGCAATAATTCATTGTAGATTAAAGTATAGGCGAGTACCTAAAAAACTTCCAAAAACTATAGAAGGCATGGGAGAATATTGGAAACAGTTTTATAATTCTGAGCTTGGAAAGGGAAAGTCTAGTGAGTTTATTGAAAAATATAAAAATGTGACAAAAATGTGACACTAACATTTTGAGTTAATAAATCCTTCTCGGAGGGGTGGCAGAGTCTGGCTGATTGCACTGGTCTTGAAAACCGATACTTACTCCCTCAATAAATCTTATTTACCCTCATAAAACAGCTTTTCATTCATCATCATAAGTAATAGTAAGTTGTGATAAATATGTGACATTTATGTGACATTTATATATTATATATCGCAGGCTTAAACTTGTCTACATTTTTATGAATATATCGCCAAGTAATATCTTCAATTCTATGACCCATTAAAAACTTCACTTCTAAAAATTCTAATCCTTGTGCTTCTAACCGATCTCCATAAGTATGTCTAATACTATGATAGTCACCTGTCTCTTTAAACTCTTCTAATCTTTTTTGTAAACGATTGGTAACTGATCTGCGTTTTGACTTTTTAGGTTTTAGGTTGACCAAATTCATTGTATTGAATATAGGATGTTTTGGTACTACACACTTTCTTCCTACTTTACCTTGCTTCCATACAAAATATTCATCTTTAATTTCATCTTCTGTGATTGTACCCGCATCTTTTGCTCGGAATCCTGCGTATAAAGCCAAGCAAAACATAGCTTTATCTTTCTCATTAGTGGTGGTATTAATAATCTCTTTGATGATATGTATAGGAATAGGGTCGCGGACATCTTCTGATGTATCAACTCTTGCCACAAAAAAAGGGTCTGCGGGGTTACTAAATGCCATTCTTCTCATCACTGCATATTTAAATAAACCAGAAAGCATTGACAATTCATGGTTGATAGTATTGCCCGCCACAGAGTCTAATCTATGGTCTTTATATGCTTGTATATGCTCAATTTGTATAGCATTGATGTCTATGTTCCCATATAAAGATTTAAAGGATTTTAAGCCATGTTCTACTCGTTCACTCCAGTCCTTTTTTTTGTTCTTTTTATGCCAACTTAAATAACTATTAATAAACTTATCAATCTTAGGAGATACGGTTAATCCTTTTTTTTCATATAGCTCATCAAACTCTTTCTGCTTGATTTTAGCAGCATGAATATTGGTTGCCTTTGTGCTTACCTGTATTCGATGAGGCGGTGTACCTGTAGTATATTGATAATATTTAGAATTAGGTCGTTTTCTTATTTTACTCACTCTAAAATCAACTATATTTTACTCTTTAATCAGTAATAAACTTGATTTTACTAATGCTACTATCTCCTTTAAAATCATAAAGTACATTTATGATAGCTGGAATTGAACTGCCATCTTTATGTTTATATGTCACTTTAAACATTTCCAAAGCATTAATCATATTTTTCTTTTTTGATGCTATAAAAAAATCTCTTGTACTCTTCCACTCAAGTATATTGCAATCAGTTTTATTCTTTATAAAAAGCCAATTAATTTTACTAGCTTTTTGAATTGTCTCTTTTGCATCCACAAAGCTTTTTAGTTCTTTATATTTCTTATCGGCTTCATGCTCACTATAACCTAATTTCGCAAAAAAAGTGCGATGACGGACAACTTCATAGCTTTCAAAGTAAGCATAGTTATCAGTCTCATAAACTTGTGTAGTCATCACATCATAGTCCAACTCCTCCCAGATTGGATTAGACATAGTTTGTTTTTCTTTTTTTAATAAAACACTTCTTAATTCATTAATCTCCTTTTCTTGCATTAAGATTTTATCCTTTTGTAATGCAATTATGTAATCAGCTCCCACTTCCACTTTACTGCCCTCCTTAACGACTGGTATGTCTTTATGTTTAACATTGATTGTTTCTCCTTTCCCTGCAAATTGTTCTATGATTTCCCCATAACGCTTTAATACTTTTTTTGGTATTCCTCTGCGTTTCCAATGCGTTATAGCAGGTTGGGTCATATATAATACTTTAGCTAAATCCTCATCGGATACAACTTTATAATGTTGTTTGAGTATTGCTATAAATTTTTTTACTTCCATTATCAAATATTACTTTGTTATATTACATTACATTACTAAGTTTAGATATTAATAACATAATTATTACACAACTAAACTAAAAATAAATAATGAAAGATCAAATAAAAACTTTAAGTACAAGAGAAATTGCAGATTACTTTGGGGTACATCCTGCAACAATACGCCTTTGGGCAAAGTCTGGAAAGATCAAAGAATTAAATCTAGGCTATAGAACTAGAAGATATGTCTTAGAGGATATATTACAAACAAAGTAATAAAGGACTATACTATGGAACAGGAATTACTTAACTCACCCATACCAGTAGAAAGACATGATCTTCCTAATGGTAGATGGTACACACCTACTGATACTTATTGGCATAAGCAGTTTGGAGAGGAGACACCAAAGATATATAAACGATCTTCTACTACTTTTGAGGATTGTTTAGATAAAGGTATAGGATTTAACAAGTGGTTAGGTGAAGCCAACTCTTATGAAGATGCTATGAAGTATGCAAACAAACGCGCAACCATAGGTACAATGGTACATGATTACTGTGAACGCTTACTCAATGGAATTGATCTTGATTTCACTGAGCAACCTAGTTGGCATAATAAAGAAACGGATGAGTTAATTCCTGTGACAGATGAAATTAAGAAATACTTGATGAGTTTTATGCAGTTCTGTGAGGACAGTCAACAGCATGGCAATTTTATTACCGAAGCCTTAGAAATCTGTATGTTTGATTTAGCTGCCGATAATGAAGGTAAGCAGATACATAATTGGGCGGGTACTGCGGATTGGGTTGTGCGCCTTATTAATAAAAAAGGAGAAGAGGAGAGATGGCTTATAGATTGGAAAACTGGTAATCCTTATCCTAAACCTCATCAATTACAATTAACTAGCTATAAGATTTTATGGGAATCATTGTTCCCTGATAAGCCTATTCATGGCGCAGCTTGTCTTTACTTAAAGTCAGGTTGGAGAAAAAAACCAAACTATACACTCAAGAAATATGAGTTTGATCCAAAGACTTGGAAAAAGGTTGTGGATATAAGCGAGTGGGTGAACAATTATCCTGTTCCTGCCCACCGCAAAGAATATCCTACAACCTTTACATTAAAAAAAGAGGAACAGGAAATAAAGGAGTCCGCATAATGGCGTACGATAATACAGATAAAGGTGCTTTGTTTACTGCGAAAGAGCGTAAAACAGAGAAGCATCCTCACATGACTGGCAAGGTTAATGTCAAAGGTAAAGACTATTCACTCTCCGCCTGGTCGAATGTGAGTAAGAAAGGAGACAAATACCTATCGCTGAAAGTATCAGAATATGATCCCAGCAAAGGAAAGCAAGAGGATGATGGACTACCATTCTAATCAACCTTCCACAGAGTGTAGCGGATGGGGTAAAACCCATCCCGCACTTGAGATGGAAGATTTAACCGAAGATCATTGCAGAGACTTTGCGGATGAAGAGTGCAGTGATTGTGCGGGAGAAGGCAGTTTAGAGGTGACTGATATAGTAGAGCGTGGAATGTTTGCGGAAACAATCCATAACTATGAAGTCTGCGACTGCGTTTACGAGAACCAATAACATGAGATTCCACATACCATGTCAACATTTAAAGAGTCGCTCGAAAATGGGAGTAGGGTAGAGAAACTTGTATTAGATAGGGTCAGAGAAAATGACCCTTTTGCTTTGTTAATCCGAGGCAAATTCCCAAAGTTTGATATTTATTGTCCTAGCAGCAATACTAGGATTGAGGTTAAGTCTGATCTCCAGTCTAACCATACCAATAATTTCCTTATTGAAGTATATATGTATTCTAAGCCATCTGCTTTATTGGTAACAGAAGCCGATGTATGGGTGTTTTATGATGGCGCAAATTTAATCTGGGTTCATCCCACCGATATTAAAAATCACATCTTAGAAAAAGGTTATCCACAAAGAACTTTAACAGGTAAGGGGGATACCACAACAAAGCGGTGTTATTTAGTACCAACCACCGAAATCTATCAAATCGCAACCAAAATGGAGTCCATCAATGACATTTAATAGTTTAAAGTATTTAAATAAAGAAGAGAAGAAAAATTGGAAACCACCCTCAGAGGAAGAAATGGAGTTAATTAGAAAACAGCTTTTAAAAGAACATGGAAATACATGGTATATTGAAGCCTATACCAGAATGTTTGATAAATCTAACCTTAGAAGGAGGTATGGTTAATGAAAATATCTATTGAAGAACTTACATTAATTAGACAAGGTCTTGCTAAAGTAGTCTTAATGGCAAAAGTAGATCGTGATGATAAAAGAACCCAAAAAGCACAACAATTACTAGATCGGTTAGACACCGAAGAAAAGAATCATACCTCAGAAAGCGATAATTTTTTAAAAGAAAATTAACTGCAAATAAATTCAGGTTGGCTACTTGAATATTCTGGGGTATGAATAAATAAAGGAGAGTTATATGAGTTATTTAGTATTAGGATTTTTAATTATAGGTATCAGTATTATCTATTTAGAGTGGGTATGGGGGAGGATTAAATAATGATAATGGCATTGAGTTTATCTTCGATTCCAGATTGGATTTACGCACTAGAAAGATTTTCAATCGGAATCATTACATTAGGTGTTGGAGTGTGTCTTTTGGCATTAGGCTGCTTACTCTTTGGAATGGTGTTTGAAATGATGAGTGCAAAAATAAAAGAGGTGATAAAATGAGATATTATTTTGAAGCGTTATTCTCTACTGAATACTTCCCTTATTGGGAATTTACAATTCTTTGTGTACTAATAATGAATTTATCAATGATTATTCGGTTACATAGAATCGAAAAGAAGCTAAATAAATGAGTTATTGGCAAACCTATCAAACCAGAAAAGAGCTGCCAATTACTTGTGGGGTTTATGTTCTCTATAAAAATAATCAAGTGATTTATATTGGAGTAAGTAAAGATATTCGCAAAAGATTCAGCAATCACACCATTCAAGATTGGGATGTTTGTAAGATTAAAGCTACTACTAGCTTTGGTGCTGCCAATGTGATTGAAGAGAAACTTATTCAAAGACTTAAACCTAAATACAATTCTTACTTATCACATAGGACTGAATTAGGGCGTAGACATCGAGTCACTATTGAACATGAGATTTATGTTCGTTTTAGAGAGTTTTGTAATACGAAAGGACTCAAGATCAAGAATATGACTAATGATATTTTAGAACAATTCTTAAAAGCGGTGGAGGATACTAATGCCAAGCAAGTCTAAGTCTAAAGGAAATACTTATGAACGAGAACTCGTAGAGCAACTTAGTAAAGCGGGTTATAAAGTGAAAAGAGCATGGGGATCAGATGGTAGAAGTATGGGTCTTACTGAGGATGTGGATATTTTAGCAAAGAAGCATAAGAAAACGCTCAAAATACAAGCTAAAAGAAGAAAATCTATTCCTAAATGGTTAGCATTTGGTAATTGTGACTTGGTGATGTGTAGAGAAGATCGAGGTGAAACTATTGTATTAATGAAATTTAAGGATTTTATAAGATGAAATGTTGGCATTGTAGAACTGAACTAATATGGGGTTGTGATTTTTCTTTTGAGGATTATGGTATAGATGATAAAGAGGGTATTGTAAGTACTTTGTCGTGTCCAAATGAGAAATGTCAGGCTACTGTTGAGGTTTATTTATCTTTGGAAAAGGAATCTGAGTGACCTTTGTCATTAAGATCGTCATTAAGGAAAACTTATCTCCCTCGGAAGTTTTAAAAGAGATGAAAGAGGGAGCAATTACATGGGGTAAGGCTACTGGGTTAACACCTATTAAGCGGTATCCAATTAAGGAAATCAAAAACAACTATTATATGAAGGTAAAATATGCAAGTAGACACATACATTAAACTCACAGATGAACTTTTAGCAAAGGCAAAAAAAATATCACTTCTTAAAGGAGAAGAATATACTGTTTCTGATAATGATAAGTTTAAAAACTTTAAAAGTGTAGCAGAAAGAACACATACTAGCGCAGAAATTGTATGTACAGTTTATCTTTTAAAACACATGGACTCTATTCGTAATTATGTATTGCATGGGAAAGAATCTTGCGATGAAACCATAAGCGGTAGGATCATTGATGCGGTGAATTACTTATGTTTATTGCATGGTATTCTGATTGAGAAAAAAGAATATGAAGCACTAGATAAAAAGATACATGAAAATGAATTAGGCGTAGGCTTTGCTCAGAAAGATATAAAAAATGCCTGATTTTCAATACTTTTATGAGTATGAAGTTCAAATTGAGAACCCTACCTATCGAGGTACACAGGGAAAGGGGAGATGTCCATTGGGTACACATCAGGATAAGAAACCTTCTTTTTCATTTAGTCTTGATAATGGTCAATGTAAATGTTTTAGCTGCGGATGGAAAGGCAACGCTTATCTACTCGCCAAAGCATTAAATATGAACAACCCAGAGAAAATGATTAACGGAGAAACCACCTTACCGAAACCCTCTAATCATGTTCCCTCTGCACCGATCAACAACTCTCTTGGGGATAAAGCACAAGTCTATATAGATCGCATCCCCAAGCAACACCTTAAAGAACTTCCCAAATTAAAGGCAATGAAAGTCGGTTATACTGAGGAAGGATTAAAAGTATTTAACTACTTAAATGAGGCGGGAGAGGTTACAGGCATTAAAATACATAAGAGTTATTGGGAAGCGGGAGATAAATCGTGTCAAATTTACGGTTTAAACCTCTTAAAAAAATATGATCGAAGTAAACCCTTAATTATTTGTGAGGGAGAAACCGATATGCTAGTCTCTCCCAACAATTCAATCTCTTTCTCTGCGGGGGCGGGAGCAATCCCTAATGATCTATCTCCACTATTAGATTTTAGTTCTATTTATATTTGTTATGACCATGATACACCTGGTCGAGAAGGTGCGGAAAGACTGGCTGAAAGAATTAAAACTGAGTCTAGGGGTATAAAGGTTTACATTAATAATTGGAGTGAGCATCTTCCCGAAGGCTACGATATACGAGATGAGTTTACTAAGTATAAACATGATAATGATTATAAGTATGAAGAACTCAAGAACTCTATTAAACACGCTGTAGAATACAAGTTACCAAGCAATGGTTATCATGTGATTAACACTAGCAATTTAACCGACACCTACAACACTCCACCTAAACCGATCATTCAATATTTATTGTATGAACAAGGTGTTTCATTGGTGGCGGGAACAGATGGAGTGGGAAAGACTTGGTTTGTGCTTCAAATGGCGTATTCGATTGCATCAGGTACGGACTTCTTAGGATTTAAAGTCACTCAAAAGGAAGTGCTTTTAATTCAGTTTGAACTCACCCCTGAACAACTTTCAAATCGAGTGAAGGCGGTGCAACCCAATTATCCACAAGGCACAAATGTACAGATTGCTTTGTTTAATGATGATGATATGATGTTTACGGATCAATGGCAAAAGATTAAAGATACTATTGATGATATAGGACTTAGAGATAGCGTGGTGATGATTGATAATTTATATGTCTCTAGCAATCAGGACTTATCCGATAACAATGCCTTGCAGCAAATCTTAGCTATGATCCAATCCATTAAGACTAAAACTGGTAACTCTATTGTTTTAGTGGGGCATCACAATAAAAGCTATAATGATGAAGAACCTATTTTATCTAAAGGCTTAATACATGGGGGGAAACACTTAACTAATTATGTGCATAATGTCTTTCAAATTGGAGAATCTACGC